TGTATATGGGTAGACTTGATTGAAAATAAAGTATTATTCAAAGGCAAATATGTTTTCGTTGGAATAGCAAACATAGATATATATACTGGAAAAACGAGTATTTTTCAATTTAAAGAAACCTACTTGAAAAACCCAACTACGTACGATGAATTAGAGCGTTTTATTTCAATCTATCATCCGAATGAAGTCATTTTTATTTCTAATTTGCCGAGTAGTGAAGTTGATGATATTATTAATTTTGCGAACATTACCAGCAGTTTAATACATAAAATTAATATAGGATTGACATGTAATAAAGAGAGTAAAAATTATATTCGTGCCAAAAATTGTGAAAAACAAAATTATCAAAAGGAAATTTTACATAAATTTTATGACATAACCGATTCGGATGTATTTATTCAAAACTTCTATGAGAATCATATAGCCACTCAATCATTTTGTTATTTACTTGATTTTGTCTATCAACATAATCCACAATTAGTAAAACGAATCTCCGAACCTATCTTTGAAAACTGCAGTGACAGACTTATTTTAGCAAACCATACGTTAAAACAATTAAATATGATCGATGATAGTAACTATCATGGTAAACATTCATCCGTTTTAAAAATGTTAAATGAATGTTTGACACCTATGGGAAAACGCAAATTTGCTTACAATCTTGTAAATCCTACTACGAATAAAGAATATCTTCAACGTGAATACAATATTACAGAGTATTTAATGCAAAAAGAAGATGATTATGATTCATTTTTAAAAATCAATTTGTCTTCGATTAAAGATATTTCTAAATGGGAGAGACAAGTATTTTTAAAAAAAATAAGCCCCAAAGCATTTTATCATTTATATAATAACATAATAACCATTCAAGAAATTTATAAAAAAGTTATTGAAAATGATGAGGTAATCAAAGACTATTTATTTAAACAAAAAGAACAAACTAGTAAAAAAATAGACTCCTATTGTGAGAATATTATAGAATTTATTCATAATAACATCAATCTAGATTTGGCAAAAGAAATAGATGGAACACAAAATTTTGAATCCAATTTCATCAAGGTAGGCATTGACCATGAGTTAGACGCTAAAATAGAAATACTAAACGATTCTGAATACAAATTAGAAGCAATTAAAAATTATTTCAATACGATAATCAATGATAAAGGAAAAACATCAGAATTTGTAAAAATTTATGAAACTGAAAAAAATAATTTTACGCTTATTTGTACGAGTCGAAGATGTAAATTGCTAGAAGATTCATTACCATCTACAAAACAAAAAATCATTTTAAAGTATTCAACAAAACAATTTGAATATGAGATAGTTAAAAAACAATTAGAATATAAGAATCAAACGGCTTCTAATAACTGCATATTAGATGATGAAATTAAACAAATATGTAAAAATATATCAACTACGAAAATTCTATTGAAAGATATCATAACCCTTGTTTATAATAAATTTGTTGAAAAATTTGAGACCTTTCAAAACGAACTAGAAAGTATTATTCAATTTATTACAACGATTGATATTATTTTTACAAAATCATCGATTGCCAAAAAATATAATTATTGTAAACCGAAAATCGTAGAAGCAGATAAATCCTTTATCAATGTGAAAAATCTGCGTCATTGTCTAATTGAACATTTACAAACAAATGAATTATATGTGACGAATGACATGAAAATTGGCGACGGAATCATAGACGGAGTTTTATTATATGGGACAAATGCAGTTGGAAAAACGAGTTTTATAAGAGCTTTAGGAATTTCTCTCATCATGGCACAATCAGGACTTTTCGTTCCTTCTTCTGAATTCATATTTAAACCATATAATTATATATTTTCTCGTATTTTAGGAAACGATAATATTTTCAAAGGATTGTCTACGTTTGCCGTTGAAATGTCGGAATTGAGAACCATCTTGCGATTAGCTGATAAAAATAGTTTGATATTGGGAGACGAGTTATGCTCTGGGACTGAAAATACGAGCGCAATAAGTATTTTTGTGGCTGGAATCCAAAAATTATATGAATGTAAAAGTAGTTTTATATTTGCTACACATTTGCACGAGATATGCTCATATGATGAGATATGTGATATGAAAAGCGTGGTTTTGAAACATATGGAAGTCCTTTATGACAAAGAGAAGGATCTGCTAATCTATGATCGGAAGTTGAAAGATGGACCAGGAAACAGCATGTATGGTTTAGAAGTATGTAAGTCATTGAGTTTGCCAGATGATTTTTTGCGTGCTGCGTACGAGATACGTATGAAGTATCATCCAGAGAGTAATAGTATTCTTTCTCTCAAGACTTCTCATTATAATTCTAAAAAGGTGATGAGTATTTGTGAAATTTGTAAGAAAAACATTGGAACGGAAGTGCATCATTTACAACATCAGAAAAATGCGGATAAGGATGGTGTCATTAAAAGCGAGGATGGTTATGTATTTAATAAAAATAATTTAGCGAATTTGCTTACTTTGTGTGAAGATTGTCATGATTCATTTCATAAAAAAGGCGCAAAGACGACAAAAAAAGTAAAAACAAGTAATGGATATCAAGTGCATGAAATATAATAGAATAAATATGATAAATATTGTCAAAAAATAATAAAAAAATAATAAAAAATTGAATTAAATTTAAAAATATATAAGAATATATTATTAAGTGTATAGATATGATTATTCCTATTAAATGTTTTACTTGTGGCATGGTGATTGCGGATAAATATAGATTTTATAAAGAAGAGGTTCGTAAGAAAAAATTAGCAAAACGAGGAAATGATACTTCCATAGATATTGATAAAGTAATTTATTTAACAAAAGAATTTCATGAAAAAACACCAGAAGGTGAGGTTTTAGATGAATTAAATATGAAAAAAATGTGTTGCCGTAGACATTTTCTTACTCATGTAGATATTGAATAAATTTCTAAACTATATATATATAAATAAAATGACAAAAAATATGAAAAGATCCAACAAACAAAAAATGTATAAAATGAAAGGTTGTTCGTATACACGTAAAAATAATATATATTTAGGTGGTTCTGGGGATATTAACTTAGCCTATCCTTCTTCCAATGTTCCAACAATTACTAATACAAATTTAGCATATAATCCAACGTGTAGTAATAAAGTAGGAGGGAAAGTAGATGTAGGCAGAGCTTATCCTTCCAAAGGGCCAGATCCTAGTGGGTTTAATTTTTTAAACTCAAATCCACAAAATGGAGGTAATTGCGGTTGTGAATTACAATTAGGAGGTAGAAGACATCGTATGGGTTGCAAATGTAGCACATGTAGAAGTAAAATGCATAAGGGAGGATCATTATTGAATCCAGGTGTAGCAACTGGTGCAAGTAATTTTAATAGTGTTTATGCTTGTTCCTTAGATAAAGGTTGCACGGATAATGCAGGACTAATGGGTGGTGCTAGACTAATGGGTGGTGCTAGACTAATGGGTGGCGCAAGACATAGATCTGCTTGTTCATGTTCTTCATGTAAATCAAAAATGAGAGGTGGGTCTACTATAAATACTAATAATGTAAGCAATAATGGTCTTCCATATCCAGATGGGTTATTAGGTCAAGCATGGACACCCAATGTTACGGGATGGCCTGGTGTAGATGGTATAAGTATGAATCGTAATCATTTAGGATACAATAATTATGTACCATATGATGTATCTAGACAAATGATTGATGTTGGTGCGTCTCCACCATTTTTAGGAGGAACATATATGGGTGGTTCAAGAAAAAGAAGAACAAAAAGTACAAGTAGTAGAAGAAACAGGAAACAAAAAGGAGGAATATTAAGTAATTTTTTTACGCAAGATTTACTTAATTTAGGAAGACAATTTCAATTTAATTCAGCGAGTTCCTATAATGCAATTCGTGGACATGCGTCTCCTGTTAATCCTATGCCATGGAAAGATCAAATGACACATAAATCCGTACCACTTCCTTAGATAATATAAATTATAATAATGTCTAGTAAATGGTATAAATTATATTTTTTCTAATCCTATTTTATATGGCAGTTCCAAAAAAATTAAAAGAACTATGCGCTCCTGCAATGTTGTATTTTGTAATTTCCATGATAGCTTTTGTAGTATCCTTAATTCAAAATTTAGGATATAATGATAGTTATCATGTAGGGGATTTTTCATGCAGAGTCCCAAGTACAATATTAATTTTTATTATGAAGTTAATTTATATTCTTTTCTGGACATGGATCTTAAATTTAATATGTAAAGATGGTTATACTTTTATTTCATGGCTTTTAATTTTATTTCCATTTATTTTACTATTTGTGATGATCGGTTTGATTATGTTAAATAAATAAGTAAATAACTAAATAAGCGAATAAAAATAAATAAATTTAGAAACTAGATAGATAAAAAGGTAAAATTATTTTATGTTTATTATATAACAAACATAAAATGAAAATTAAAAATGGATTATCATATGAAAAAAATGGATGGACATATATTTCTATCAAAGGAAAACCGAGAGAACGAGGTTATGCCTATGGATATCTATGTGCTGACTCTTTTAAAGAAATCCAAGTCATGTTAAAATTTTTTATCATGGAAACTTATGGTCAAACATGGGAGTATCTAATCAAAGAAATTAAAAAAGATTTCAAAGAAATGATCAAAAAAAATTTTGAAGAATTTTATGAAGAAATGGAAGGAATTGCAGAAGGATGTACTAAAAATGGATGTAAAACGGATGTTGATGAAATTATTGCCTGGAATTTTTACTATTCTATTCCTTATTGGTACTCCTATGTATCTGATTCACATATTGGAAAAGAAGGAGGTAGTAAAGATAAATGTAGTGCTTTTATGGCTGTTGGCGACTGGACGGAAGACGGAAAAATAGTAGTCGCACATAATTCTTTTGTTGATTATATTGATGGTCAGTATGCATGTGTTGTATTAGATATAGATCCGTCGGAAGGTCATCGTATGATCATGCAAACATGTCCTTGTTGGATTTGGAGTGGTACCGATTTTTTTGTTACATCCAAGGGAATCATTGGAACAGAAACCACAATTGGTGGGTTTATGCCTTATGAAATGAAATTTCCAATTTGTTTTCGTATACGAAAAGCAATGCAATATGGAAATACATTAGATGATTATGTTAAAATTTTACTGCATGAAAATTCTGGGGATTATGCAAATTCATGGTTATTCGGAGACACAAATACAAACGAGATTCTAAGAATTGAATTAGGGTTGAAATATCATAATGTAGAAAGAACAAAAAATGGGTTTTTTATCGGATTTAATGCGCCTTATGATGAGAGAATCCGAAATTTAGAAGTACAAAATTCAGGTTTTTATGATGTAAGAAGACATCAAGGAGCAAGACAAGTTCGTTTGGATGATTTAATGGATGAATATAAAGGAAAAATCAATATAGATATTGCCAAAAAAATTATTTCTGATCATTATGATGTTTATTTATTAAAAGAAGATAATCCTTGTTCTAGAACTATTTGTTCACATTATGATTTGGATGCACGTGAATATATGTCGGAAGCAGGAAGACCCAAACCATTTGCTCCGCATGGTGCGATAGATGGATTTGTATGTGACACAAACTTAGCTAAAAAAATGTCTTTTATTGGTCGCTTTGGAAGTTCATGTGGAATCCCATTTAAAAAAGATGTTTTCTTCAAAAAACATAGACAATGGCAGAAATTTGAACCTTATATTAAAGACAGACCAACTGAACCATGGACGGAATTTTCAATTAATAATGATGATAATTATGGTAACAAAGAAAACACGGATTCTAATACAGAGAAAACAGAGAAAACAGATAAAACAAAGACAAAATCAAAATTTAAATTAAGTAAGAAAAGAAACACTAAAAAAAACTTTGCAAAAATGGAAGAAGAGAGAACCAAAGAATGAATAAAAGAATTATTCGAATAACCATGTATGCAATGTATAACGATACGTATTTTTTGTTGGAGACAAAACCATATGAGGATGGGTCCAATAAGGAGGAAACAAAATGACCTCTCCTTTCTCCAATTTAATTAATTTATTTTGTTTTGGGAAGAAAAAATGTCCCTCTTCATAATTACTATTTAAGCAAATAATCACACTAAAATTTCTTATTCTATGTGAAGATAACATATTGTTTTTGGCTTCCACACTTATCCCGTCCGAGTGAACTCTAGTTGGTCCATATATTTTTCTCAATGTATAACCACAATCGCCCTTAGATTTAATATCAAATGTCATAAACATGAATGAAATAATACTATTTATTATTTTAAAAATCGTATTATCATACTTATTTTTTAAATCGTCATTCGCATTAAAAGAAATAAATCTACAATTTACATTGAAATTTGGCGCCCATTTTTCAAATTTTTCCGAAATATTATTCTCCATATAACTGATTAATTCATCACATAATTCATCGGAAATAAATTTTTTTTTGTTTAAAACATAGATATTATCTGAAAGACTTGATTTGTCAGATAGATAAATATTTGATTCTAACATTTCTTTTTCTTTATTTGGTTGAAGTAATGATTGTTGGTAAATGGAATCATAATTACATTTACTATTATAGTTTAAAAATTCATCTGTTAACACAATTATAATTACTTTATTGTTTTTTTTTCGTAATGGTAAATTGATTTCTCTCTTATTATAAATTAGATAAACATTTTCATTCTTTTTAAATTTAAAATCTCCTAATAAAAGATAACATTTTTGTTCGTTGATTTCTTTTTGAAAGACATTATTTTTTTTAATTTCGATTACTTCTGAAGAATCTACAATGAGTCTTTCATATTGTATACCAATTATTTTTGATATGTCTTCAAGGTAATTTTGTACAATGATTTTTTTAAATTCTTCATTATTTAATTCTTTATTCAAATCTAAATTTAATTTTTCATAATATTTGATTATTTGTATTTCTTCTTTTTGTTCTTCTTTTTTTTCTATCTTTCCTATTTGTTCGTTTTTTATCTCTTCTAATATTTCTCTTTTTTCTGTCTCTTCTATTTGTTCTAATTGATTCATGATAATTATTTTAATATTCTAAAAAAATAATTATCTAAAAACGAATACTTTTGATTATTTTATTGATATTTAATAATATAGTTTATGGTAATATAAGGATTTAAAATTTCAATGGTAGAATCCCTGCTAGATGGTGTTTGTCCTGAACTTCCTGAAAATGTTGCTGTTGTGGCATTACACACCTGAGCAAGTTGATAATAATCAGTACCACTTCTATAAAGATATTGTTCATTATCATTAGCACCTCTTTCTACAGTGCTATTTATTATAGAACCAGTATATTGGCTTTGTAATGTTATTGTATGAGTATGAGTGAAATCTATATTACCTGTAGTAATAGTATGATTATGTGTTGCCCATTGAGTTTGAGATAAATCTAAATTATTATTTCCTCCTGTATAATCTGAATATGTGGAAGACATAAATGTTTTACTATTGTTTGTAAAATCAGGAACGTTAAAAGTATCAGTACCAGATCCATAAGTAGTACCAATAGCACTATATAAAGTACTATATGTACTAGTACTATATGAAGTACCATCACACAATAAATAATCAGTTGGAGCAGTTGTTGATGGCCAAATAAGTATTGAACCTACGGTACTAGTATTTAGAGCTTCAAAAATGGTATTTAAATCATTTCCACTGACATTGTAATTTGTAGTAGTTGCAGCAGTAGAGGATGAAGATTTTGGTAAAAAAATTACATTTAAATCTTGACTATCCGTATTATAATAATTTGTTGCTTGTGCTGATTGTTGTTGAGAATTTCTTTTTTCAAAAATATCATCTAAACTTTGTCCTGATGAAATGATATAGTTACTTGCAGTTAATCTTGACATATATAATATATTTATAATTATAATTAATATATTTATATTATGCATATTTAATTATATAATTTAAATTCATTTGACTATTCTTAACATCTAATGAAATACTATTTCCAGAATTATCTAAATTTTCTGATATAGAAAAAGTTGTACTATTAGATTGTATAGTTGTTCCGGTAGTTATTGAACCATAAGTGTTATTTCCAAGAGGATATAAATCATAAATATTTTGAGTACTAGATCCATCTTTAATATCTATCTGCTGAATATACTGGTATTGACCTTCAGTATTGTAATCTATATCATGTTGATGAAAAAATGATATACTAAGAGTGTGAGTATGACTAGGTAAATTATCACTAGTAATAGATACACTCGTTGAACCTTGAGTTTGTCCTAAACTTTGACTTGAGGTTTTTCCTATAGGAAAATTTGATGTAAAATTGGGAACCTTAAAGGTACTACTATCATCAGATCCATAGGTAGTTCCAATTACATCGTATAAACTACTATATGTAGTTCTACTATACGAAGTACCATTACATAATAAATAATCAGTTGGTGCTCCTGTTAAAGAATAAAATAAAATCGTTCCTATTGGTAAATTGGAAGACATATATATATAATAAATTAATATTTTATATAATAATCTACACCTACATAACTATTTATAATATCTAAATTAATTGTGGAAGATGAAGTAGTACCAGACTGACCAACTTGATATGTAACTTCTTGGAATGATATATTACCAAGACTTTCAGGTATAATATAACCATTATAATTTATTGCATCATACTCATCATTACCAGCACCTAATTCCTCACTTGAAGAATTATAACCTTGATTAAAACCTTTATAAGTAAATGAATGTGTATGACTATTACTTAGACTAAAACTATGATTATGTGTAGGTAACAAATATTTATTTATTGACTTGGATAAATTTCCACTAGTCTCACCTAATTGTCCTGAAGTATTTTGACTATTAACCATACATGGAGTATAGTCACTTAAATTAGGAACTAGAAATTTAGTACTATCACTACTACTTACTCCGTAACCATTTGTATCTGTATTGATACTATTATCTGAAAATTCTGTATATAAGTCTTCATAATCTGATTTTAAATAGGTTGAACCATCACATAATAAAAATCCAGCCCAAGTTTGATTTGCAGAACTTAAACTACTATTTCTAGCTCTAGAAATGATACTTGCTATAGGATACGACATAATATATATAAATAAATATTTTTATTACAAATAAATACAAATAAATACAACTTAATACAATTTTTTATATATATAAAAATTATATTTTAAAAAAATATGGTTATAATAATATAAAATGAATAATGAAACATTAAATAATTTATCATGGAAACTAATTGATAAATATTTCACAGATAATCCAAATAATTTAGTAGCCCATCATTTGGAATCTTACAATGATTTTTTCAAAAATGGAATCCATAAAATCTTTCAAGAAAATAATCCCATCCGATTCATTGAGAGAGAAGATGAAAGTGAAAAGGCGGAGAAAAGAAATGAATGTTTATTATATTTAGGTGGTAAAAAAGGTGACAAAATTTATTTAGGAAAGCCTATTATTTACGACGACAATAATACCCATTACATGTATCCAAATGATGCACGATTACGAAATATGACTTATGGGATCACTATTCATTACGATGTTGAAGTGGATTTTGTCTACTATTCTGAAGAAGAAAGAAAAGAGCATTCCATAACATTAGATAAAATTTATCTAGGAAAGTTCCCAATCATGCTTCAATCCAACCTATGTATTCTAAAGTCCTTAGCTAAAGACGTTAGATTCAACATGGGTGAATGTCGTAATGACTATGGAGGTTATTTTATCATTGATGGAAAAGAAAAGGTCATTATTTCTCAGGAAAAATTCGCAGATAATATGTTGTATACCAAGGTGAATAAAGACGATAATATATACAGCCATTCCGCGGAGATTCGCTCCGTTTCCGAAGATACTTCCAAGGCGATACGGACAACGGCCGTAAAAATCGTTGCTCCTTCCCCTTCCCTTACCAATAATCAGATTGTAGTGGTTGTTCCCAATGTAAGAAAACCAATGCCACTTTTTATATTAATGCGTGCATTAGGTGTAACATCTGACTTTAGTATCATCCAGACATGTTTACTAGATATGAAAAATAATGCAAATTACATTGATTTATTTATTCCTTGTGTTCATGATGCAAGTAAAATATTTAATCAAGAGACTGCTTTAGAGTATATTTCAACATTTACAAAACGTGGAACGATTTCAGGAGTGATAGAAATTCTTTCGGATTATTTTTTGCCGCATGTTGGAGAATTGAATTTTCTAGATAAAGCCTATTTTGTCGGATACATGGTTTATAACCTATTAAAAGTATTTACAAAAGAGCAGAAACCAACTGATCGTGATAATTTCCGTTTTAAGCGAATAGAATTGACAGGAACCTTGCTTTATGATTTATTCAGAGAATACTATTTGATACAAAAAAAAGATATTACACAGAAAATTGACAAAGAATATTATTATCATAAAGGTGAATATCGTGATGACGAAACCGAAGGTTTAAGAGAGAAAGAAAGAGGAAACAAAGAAAGAGGAAACAAAGAAAGAGGAAGTGAAAATTTGAAATACAAGGATAATTTTATTAGTTTGATTGAAACCAATTTCAAGCAATTTTTCAAAGATCGATTAGTGGAACAGGGGTTTAGAAAGGCATTCAAGGGTAACTGGGGATCACAAGAACACACCAAAAAATTAGGCGTTGTTCAAGACTTGAATCGTTTAAGTTGGAATACCTTTATATCGCATTTACGCAAAATAAATCTGCCGCTAGATGCAAGTGCCAAAGTGATTGGTCCGCGTCTTCTCAATAGTTCACAATGGGGTCTAATCGATCCACTAGATACGCCTGATGGAGCGAATATTGGTCTTCATAAACATTTATCTATATGCGCCTATATTACAAGCAGTAGTTCTGCTTATCCAATGATTAAATGGCTACGAGCAAATACAACTATGAAAATTTTATTGGAATGTAGTCCTGAAATATTGGGAAATACTACGAAAATATTTGTGAATGGAATTTGGATTGGAAATATAGATACACCTCTTGAACTGATAAATACGATGAAACTTTATAGAAGAAATGGATTAATTGCGGTTTATTGTAGTATTGGATTTGATTATGAAAACAATGTAATTAATATTTATACGGATGCTGGAAGACTGACAAGACCAATTTATTACATTGAGTCAGGAAAAGAAAGTTTCAACCGAAAAGAAATCTTTGAATTATTAGATAAGGGAACCATGACATGGGAACAAATTGTCTCTGGACTAAGAAAAAAAGAAGATCCAAGTTTTTCTTTTAAGAATAATAAAATCTATGATTTGGAAGAATTGTACCCAGATATTAGTAATCAAGATCAAGAAGTAGTTTATAATGCTTTACAAAAAAATAAATCAATGATCGATTATATTGATACATCTGAAGAAGAATCTGCGTTAATTGCGATTTCACAAGAAGATCTGAAAAAATCCAAATATTATACGAATATTGAAATAGATCCATCTCTTTTACTAGGTGTCATGGGAAACCAAATTATTTATCCTGAGAATAATCCTTTCCCACGTAATTCTTTTTCATGTGGTCAAAGTAAACAAGCAGTTTCTGTCTATCATTCTAATTATCAAATGCGTATTGATAAAATGGGTGTCCTATTGAGTTATGGTCAAATTCCATTAATTAAATCTAGATATTTGGAATACATTAACAATGAAGAACAGCCTTATGGGGTGAACGCAATTGTAGCCATTATGTCTTATACAGGATACAATGTTGAAGATGCGATTTTAATTAATGAAGGATCGGTTGCTAGGGGGATTTTTAGAACTACTTATTACTCTATGTATGAGGCAAGAGAGGAAAGTTCCAAAGTAACTGGATTAATCAATTCTAAATTTGCAAATATAGAAAAAAACAATGTGATTAAACAAAAGAAAGGATATGATTATAGTTTATTAGATGATCATGGAATGATTAAAGAGAATACACCATTAAATGAAAAAATTATACTCATAGGCAAAATAAACACGAATTTGGAAAACAAGGATGTATGGATTGATGATTCGGTGAAGCCAAAGAAGGGTCAATTAGGATATGTAGATAAATCTTTTATTACTCTTGGAGAAGAAGGGTTTAATGTGGCGAAAGTTCGTATTCGTGAAGAAAGAATTCCAGCGATTGGAGACAAAATGGCATCGCGTGCAGGACAAAAGGGGACACTTGGATTAATTATTCCAGAAGAAGATATGCCATTTACCCAGGATGGTGTTCGTCCAGACCTAATTATTAATCCTCATGCATTGCCATCTCGTATGACGATCGGTCAAATTATAGAATCCCTTTTTGGTAAAGTGTGTACGAGTTACGGCGCTTTTGGAGATTGTACAGCTTTTCAAGTGAAGGGATGTAATTACTCCACGTATGCACCATTGTTAGTGAAAGCTGGATTTAATTCCAGCGGAAACCAGATTTTATATAACGGAATGACGGGAGAACAATTGCAGTCAGATATTTATATTGGTCCCACCTATTATATGCGTTTGAAACATATGGTGAAAGATAAAATAAATTATCGTGCAAGAGGTCCAAATACGGCATTAACAAAGCAACCAGTTCAAGGAAGAGCAAATGATGGTGGGCTTCGTATTGGTGAGATGGAGCGCGACGGAGTGTTAGGTCATGGAATGTCCTATTTTTTGAATGAGTCGTTTTTAGTAAGAGGTGATGAATATTACATTGCGATTTGTAATAAGACTGGTTCAATTGCCATCTATAATGAAGCTAGAAACCTTTTTTTGAGTCCATTAGCAGATGGTCCAATTCAGTTTTCAAATAATCCTGATGGTTCTATGAATATTAAGAATATAACTAGATTTGGTCGTTCTTTTAGTATACTAAGAATTCCTTATTCACTGAAATTATTAATCCAAGAATTACAAGTGATGAATGTTCAGATGCATATTATTACGGATGAGAATGTAGATCAGCTACTAAGTATGTCTTATTCAGATAATAATATTGCGTGTTTACTCCATAATAAAGAGCCTTTGGAAAAGAATATTCAAACTTATAATTTATTGGTTAAGAAACAGATTGCAAAAGATGATAAAAATAAAAGTGTATTAGATGAAATACCAAATGAAATGCCTGTAATTCCTGATCAATTGAAAACTCCTATTTTAGAAGAACAAGGACAAGGACAAGAGCAAAATCAAACTCTGCCTTTATATACGCCTGAGTCTCAACCTAATATATCTCCTGAGTATGCACCTGGATCTCCTGCCTATAATCCTTCACCGAATACTCTACAAGAGTCACCACAATACGCACCAGGATCCCCTGCTTACATGCCTTCACCTAATCTATCATCTTCTTCTTCTTCTGGATCAATCCAATATGTTCCAGAATCTACACCTAATCCAGTTTTAAAAGAATCTATTTTAAATGTAGAAAAAGAAAAAGAAAAAGAAGAAGAAAAGAAGGAAGAAAAAGAAGGTACTTCTTCTTCCGATTCTGGGGATAAAAAAATAATTATGATCAATAAGGACAAAAACGAAACTTTTGAACAAGCAGAACCAAATGATACAAAAAAAATATCTTTATAAATAAAATTGAATTAAAAATTAAATCATTATCATATTATTATAATATAATAATGAGTAATAAAACAAACATACTGATTTCGGAGATATACAAATCAAGAAAAAACATTTTAGACTTGATGGAAAAACAAAAATATAATGTCAAAGATTATTCTAATTTTAGTATTAATGAAGTAAATACGATGAGACAAAATAATCAATTGGATATGCTTTTAGAAAAAAATGAGGAAGATGTAATTACAAAAAGAAAAAATAAAATCTACATACGCTATTATTTAGGGAAAATGATTCGTCCTGCAAATCTTCAAGAAATGATTGATGATTTATTTAATATTGAGGAAATATTGAAAAAAGAAGACACATTATACATTATTACCAAAGATGAAATCAATGAAACATTAACAAATGAACTGAAACATATTTGGGAAACCGATGGAATCTTTATTGTCATTGAAAATATTACTAGATTACAATTTAATATATTAAATCATGCTCTTGTTCCTCAACATACATTATTATCGTATGAAGAAGTATTGAAAGTTATGGAAAGATATAATATTACAAAGAAGGTTCAGTTTCCTGATATTTCTAGATTTGATCCAGTTGCTCGTGCTATTGGATTAAGACCAGGGGATGTTTGTCATATTGTTCGTCCAAGTAAAACAGCCATTGAAGCCAATTATTATCGTATTTGTGTCTAGTATCAACCTTTGAGAAAGGTTGAGCCAAAAATAGTAACTATTTTAAAAAAAAATATATATAATTTATTATTATATAATGAAACATGTTACAAGTAGTAACCATTACATTATTATGTTTTTTATTATGATTTTATCAGGTTTACTATCTACGATGAATGTATGGGTAGATAAATATGATGATATACGATTTAGTATAAATGATTTATACATGATACTACTTATGAGTGGATGGATGTTTTTTTTTATGGGATTAATTTATCAAGAAATGTATATATTTATAATAGGCATCCTATTGGTAATAACTAATATATGGTTTATCCGAACTCAATTTTTGGTTACAGAAACACAATATAAATTAGGAATGATTCCACATCATTCTATGGCTATTCATATAAGTAAAAAATTATCGGATAAAAA